GTGGGATAGAGTGCCACCAGGGCGGCCTTGCGCTCCTCGAGTAAAGATTCATAGTCCAGCGTTTCGATAACGTCTGGCGCATCCAGCGCGGTGAGATCGATGCTCATGCGGTGCCCCCCAGCGATAGCGGGATTTGAAGGGTGATATCGGTGCCCGAATCCACCACGGTGGCTTCCATCTCGATGGTGAGCGTGGTGGGCGCTGCGGCGTCTTGATTGAGCTTCAGGGTTTTAAGGGCAATGCGTGTTTCCCAGCGCAGGATGGCCTGGGCGCACGCAGCCACAGCCTGCAGGATGCCCACGTCGTTCAAAGGCTGATCCACCAGATCGGGCAGCAAGCTGCCGAACTCGCGACGTTCCACGCAGGAGCCAATCGGCGTGGTGAGAATCCGCCGGATGCTCATGCGGATGTGATCCAGGCCCGTGAGCGTGAGGCCGGTATCCGGGTCCATGCCAAGGGCAGCGATGCTCATAGCGGCGCTCCCGTGATGCCACCGCCCTGGCCGTGTTCCTCGTGGGTGTGGCCCTGCAGGCTGATCGATCCGGCCTTCACATCACCGCCGGTCGTAATGGCGCCGCTGGTGTTGATGCCGCCCTCAGTCTGCGTGATCGGGCCACGGATCACCGTGCCACCACCCGCGCCAGTGCCATTGCCGGAAAGCCCGGCCAGATAGGTCAGCAGCTTGGTGATGGTGCCCGTGCCCTTGACGAGCAGATTGCCGTCGATGGTCACATTTCCGGTGATCTCGGTTTCCGGCACATCCACCGTCACCTTCTGGCTGGCCTGCACCATGGCAGTCTTGATGCCGGTGGCTTCCAATGCGCCGCTGGCGTGGTTGTAGCGGATGCGGGCGCCGTCTGGATACAGCGTCACATGTGTGTCAGCTGATGAATCCGGCGCGGGAATGTCGTCAGAATTGAGCGCCCCCAGCACGATGCCGGTGGCAGGCTCGCCCGAGGGGCACAGCAGTACGACCTGTTCGCCGACAGTGGGCGGATTCCAGGTGCGCGTGGTGCCGGCGCGGCATTCAAGCCACGGCAGCCAGTGGGTGGTGAGTCCGCCCGTATCCACGCGCACGCGTGGCGCGGTGAGATCCACTTCGGCAATGGTGCCGAGGCGGATCAGGCTTTCTAGGCGGCGGGAAAGGTCGGCGAGGAGGGCATCGGAGTTCATGCCCTAAGGATGCAGTATTACGCAGAGAGCTTCTAAAAAAGGCGTTGTAACTAGTGTGATATAGAAAATATTAAAATTATCTTGCAAATGGGTAACGCAGCGCCTCTACAAATCTTGGATGACTATCTTTGAATTTTTTCTGTCAAACACTGCTTGTTTGAATTTTGTCTGAAAAGGGAGGCTTTTAATTATATAGTTTTTATTTTCTCTGCTGATTTTCCCTCCAAAAGTAATTGATTTTACCCATTCTTCTGGGTACTGTTTAATAACTCCGGGCGCACCAAGAGGGATTTTCCCTTGTTCGATATACCTGTATTCTGCTTCATACTCCCATTCTGCGAGTTTTGTAGTTAAACCTTGCTTGAATAATTTCCCCAGAAATTCGTCGTATTTATGGGTTTCCATTTTCAATATTACGTCAAATAAATCTATCTCAAACAATTTTCTTTCGTAGCTAATTTTGTCACACTCAATTTTTGTACCGTCAAACTCTATGCAAAAGCCTGTGTGATCTCCTGCATAATGCGACCACAGAAGATTGTTATCGACGACCGATGAAAAGCAGCAAATTGCGTAACTGTCAATTTTTTTGTTAAAAATATCTTCGAATTTATTTACAAAAACATCGGGATTTTCTTTTTTTATCAATCGCTTTATACGTACACTATTGACGATTTTTCTGTTTAATATAAAATTAATATAAGAATCAAAAGGATCGTTAAAAAGTTTTCTGCTTGATAGCCATAATTGATGGTTAAATAAATTCATTATGTTTCTATCTTGCTCAGGGTTTTCTTTGGGCAATCTTTGGTATTTGTATAAATTTAACATGTTTGCACGATGAAAATAAAAAGGCGCCGAAGCGCCTTTGGTTTTTTTACTTGCTTTTTTTATGATCTGGACGCTGAGTCAGTGCAGATCCAGCTACGCTTTTCTGCGGAGCTGTACTCTTGGGACTAGAAAGTTGCTTTGAGGCAAGACGTCCCACCCGAGCCGACGTTTTTTCGTTTGTGGCCATATGGCCTCCTTGAAAAGGATCGGTTGTAAAAATAGAGGTGGCTCGGCTAGATCCGCATTGATACAATCAAGATTCCACTCAGGATCGCAGTTCTGCGGTCTAGCCGGGCGGCTTGCCGCCTGGCGCCTCCATTCATTCTGACGACAGCCTACTGAATGTCTCAGATGACATGTGCGCAATCCTACGCCTCAAGATATTGAAAATCTACTATCTGTAGTAGTTCATAGCTACGGAACTACTGAATGTTGTATTACACAAATCAAATTTAGGCCTTGATTTCACTTCAAAAACAGACTTTCGGGGAATTTTTCTCTGCCAGTCTCACTCATGGGTGCAGGTGTTCTGAGGATAGGTGCAAAGGCGTTCTTCACCATCCCGGCAGGCGCCTGGGATGGTGAAGAACGCCTTGAGAAAACTATTGTTTGAACAACTCAGAGTGTGTGCCGGCGCGCACGAAGATGATTTCGTTGTCGGCTTCGTCCAGGCGATAGATCAGCAGCAGATCGCCCTTGGCATGCAGTTCGCGGTGATCCGACCAGCCGCCCTGCAGAGCGTGATCCCGCCATTCGGCAGGCAGAGGGCCATCGTTACGCATCAGCAGGCTCATGGCTTCCTTGAGCGTTGTCATGTCCTGCCGGCCTGATTGGGATTGGGTGAGCTTCTCCCAATCCTTCTGAAACTGCTTGGTGTAATCAGTCTTTCTTGGCAGCTTTGCCCTTTTTGGGTTTGCTGCGCTGTTTTTCAAGCCCATCGAAAATTTCCCCAGGAGTTTCGAAGCGTGCCTTTCCTCTCATGGACCGAGCTTCTGCCATTGCAGCCAGAGTAGTGGCGTTGGGTTCCCGGATCTCGAAAGGGAGCCCCCTGGTTACCACAACTTGGCGCAGAAACAGCCGGATGGCGTCACTCATGTCCAGGCCGAGGCCAGACAGTACTTCAGTCGATTGCATTTTCAGGTCAGGCTCGATCCGGGAACGGACTTCAGCTGACTTGATGGTGTTCGCGGTTGTTTGCATGGCTCTCGATGCTCGAAATAATAAGTAGGTGGCCGAAATGGTAGCGATGGATGTGGGCAACTCTTGGCCCGGTTCGTGTGCTTGATAGGTGGCCGGAAATTTAGTCTGGAAAGTTTGGTTTGCTATGCTGGCAACTCCAACCTGCGTAGCGTCAGTGTAGCTACAATGTTTTTACATTTCAAGGGGCCTGATGGGATAGGTGATCCATCACGCTGGATTGCACTAGCTCCACTTCCGCATCTGTGAAGCCCAGCAGCTCACGGACCGGATACTTCACAGAAAACCGCCCCACCTTGTCGCGCAGGCCGAACTGATGCACGCGGGCAATACGCTGGGCATTGCCCGCGAATGCGACGGCTGCGCTGTCTGGCGTGGCTTCCACCTTGAGGTACTTGGCCGTGCGTAGCTTGGCAAACATGGTTTTGCGCAACGCGCCCTTCTTCTTTCTCAAGCGTGGCTTGCGTGGCTCGTAGGCTGAACCATCGGGGTTCTGCTGCGCGGCGATGCGCTTGGCCTGGGATTCGCGCAGGCGGCGGGCGATGTCCTTTGTCAGTGCTCGGCGCTCGGACGGTTCCAGCGTGGCGATCAGCGCAGAGAGGCGGGCCTCAATGGCATCAGGCATCGACATCTTCTCCGCCGGCAATCACCTGCCAGACTGTTGGGGCGTCGGCGGAGACGGCATCAAGCGCGGGTGGTTCTGCCTTGTGCGTGGCAGTGATGCGGCCCTCGGCATCTTGCGTGAGCACCACGGATTCGGTGAGTGGCAGCTTGATGGCGATATCGTAGGTGGCATCGCTGAGGACTTCAACTTCGAAGCCGATCTGCTGCTTGCCGGATTGATCCAGCAGGATATCCGGCTGGTACTCGCGCACCCAGGCGATCAGGGGCGCGAAGACACTATCGGGGTGGCCGGCGTAGTCGGTGAGCAGCAGCGAGAGCGAATAGTGATAGCGCCAGCCGTTGCCCCGGCCCATGGTGGCGGCAATGGTGCCGGATTCGATGAAGGTAAAGAGGCTGTCGGGCCGCTGCCGGAGGTGGGGATTGGAGGCGAGCAGCGCCTCGCGCAGGCTGGCGATCTTGTTCATTACCAGTTCCACCCCAGGCGTACGCGCCCCTGTACCGTGCCGGCCTCTTGCCGGATGGCTTCGGCACCTACGCGGATGCGCCCCAGATCGCGCTCGACATACACGCCCGGCGTGCGGTCGGTGCCATAGCTCAAGCCTGCCGACCAGGGGTGGCTGATCGGAATGGTGCCGGCTTCCAGTGGCACATCCAGCCCGGCCACCACATCCCCATCGGGGCTGGAAGCGATGATGCGACGCTGGTCGCCTTCGCGGATCATGGAGAGATCGATACGCACCGGCGGGCATTCCGTGGCCGCTGGCGCCGATTCTGCCCCCGCCGTGGGGATTTTGAGTGCTGCATGTGGCTTGATGGTGGCCGATATCACCCGCTCGACCTTGGCGCCCTTCGGGATTGTCTGCCTGGGCACGGCGTCTGCCGGGGCACCGGCCGCCGGCGCACGGGCAAGAATGACTGACCCGTCGGGTTGTGACTGTGGCGCGGCTGGCTCAATGTGTTCCATGACGGGTTGCGTGGTGCGCACGCCAAACAGGTAGGCACCGAGGGCCACAGCCACGAGTAGCACGGCGGCAATGATGAGCTTGATCTGTATTGTCAGCGTAATCATTTGGCGGGGTCTCCGTTGTCGGCTTGCGCCGGGGTATCCAGGTTCTGCTTGAGGAAACGGGCCACGATGGCGCAGACCAGCGTGGTACCCGACAGGTATTTCCACCACCCGACGGGTACCGCGTCATGCAGCCACGGTGGCAGCGATCCGGCACCGAACTGGATGGCGGCGCTGATTGCCATCAACTGCACAGAGAGCCAGCGCCAGCCATTACGCCAGTCATGCACGATCTTGACCTTGGGTACGCGCTTCATGTTGCAGCCTCCAGCAGGCGGCGGGCCTTGGCGTAGTACGCGGCACGGTTCGCCGCACCGGCCATGCCGGGGCCGTTGACGATGCGTGTCACGGCATCCATGCCGCTGGTGCGCAGTGCCTGCCCGCAATGGGTGGTGACCCAGAACCACGCGGCGGAGCGCGCCGCACCTTCCGGCGTGAGCAGCAGATCAGGGTCGGCATCGGATCTGCCATAGAGGGCCAGCATGCACGCTGCGTAGTTGCGCCGCCCGGTGATCTGGATATAGCCACGCCCACGGTAGCGCCAGCCATCGCCCGTGGCTTCGTCGCCGTTGCCGTTGCGGTTGGCATAGACGTGGTTCGCCAGCTTTTCGGGGGCGTGCAGGTACGGCGTGGCAGCGGCTTCGTTAGCAAACCGGCTCGGGAAGATTTTTACGAGCTGGGCGGCGGTGCTGTAGTTGAGGTTTTCTGCAAGGACATTCCATCCGCCGGTTTCCACGGTGCAGACGCCAATCAGCGCGGCGACCTCGGCGGGGTCGGTGATGTTGAATTCACGGCACGCGATGTTCAGCGCGGCGGCAACCTTGGTGGCATTCAGTGTGGAGCGTGAATCTACGGCGATGAGGATTTCAGGGGTGACCATGTTTATGACTCCGTGTTGATCTGGGAGAGACGTTCGGCGCGGCGGTCTGCGCGGCGCCGGTAGTACCAGTTGATGAGGAATGTGCCGAGCCCCAGCAGCGCGCCGATCTTGCCTTCCGTGGGCATGCTGGCGAATGCGTCACCGGCAGAGGTACACAGACCTTTGAGGAAGAGGACGATGCTTGTCGTGTAGCTGGCGGCAGACGTGGCTTGGGTGCTCATGGTGTCAGTCCCAGAGATTGATTTGGGTGGTGTCTGAGGTGGTGGCAACGTCGGCGGCATCCGGCAGGATGATGGCGGTGCCCATGGGCAGGAAGGGGCCAAGCGCGGCCAGCCCACGGTTTGCCTCCAGCACGGCTTCCACGTATCCGGCGGTGGCGCCGTAGATGCGCTGGCAGATGGCATCCACCGTATCGTTTTGCAGGGCGTAGACGATCATCAGATCAGCTCCACCACGGTGCGGCGCTGACCTTGAATGTCGGCAATGGCCCAGAAGGCATCGCGGCGCAGATCGGCAATGGGCGATTCGACCAGATCGGCTTTCTGGTTGCCGGCGCCGGTGGCATCGACGCCACGGTAGCGTTCGCAGATGCTGGCGGCGGCAAGGCAATACACGGCGCGGCGATAGCGGTGAGTGTTGGCGCTGGTGCCATCGATCTGATCCAGCGTGGTGGCGGCCAGGGTGGTAAGGCCACGGGCAGCGGCATCGGCACGGACCTGCAGCAGCGAGGCATTGACGCTGAAGATCGCATCGATCAGCGCGGCGCGGATGCGTGATTCGGTGACCGTGCCATCAAGGCGCATGCACTCGCGGAAGTCCGCCGGCAAGACAGTCGGCCAGAAGGCATCGCTGGTGATCTCCGGGCCAGATTCGCCACGCGGATCGGCGCCCACTGCAATCACGGGACTGCTGCCAAATGGATTGCTCATGCTCGATGCTCCGTCAGTTAGGTGCAATGTGTGGTGCGTGGTGGTCGGGGTTCAGGCGGGAACAGGAAACCTGCCTGCCATCCCCCCGAGCCACGCAGGTTGCGGGGGTCGCCCGGTTCAGGCGGCAGCGCCAACTTCGGTGGCTGCCGCCTGGGTTCGTTTCAGCTCACGTTCGAGCTGTTCAATATCCTTCTTGACGCCTACTTTGTCGTGAAGCAGCAGTGCGGTCTGCAGGTGGGCCAGCGCATCGGTCTGCATACCGGGTGTCACGTCCTGGCAGGCCAGCAGCGCGTAGGCACGGGCTTTGTGGAGCTTGGCGCGGACTTCGTCGGGCATATCCTGATCGGCCACCAGTGCCAGGCATTCGGCGAGTGCATCTGCGCCGGCGGCGCGGTGGGTGGGGTCGCCCAGCAGGGTGTTGTCGGCGAACTCCTCGGCGAGCAGGCAGCCCACGCTGCGCTTGAAGCGATCCGGCATCACCAGGGCGTGGCGGATGGCGTAGCGGGCCAACGGCAAGGCGCCGGCCAGATCGCCCACATCGATGCGCCAGAGCATCACCGTCATGAACACATCATCCTGCTGGCCGTGGTCACCGGCGATCACGCCATCAATCCACGGGGAGTACTCCGGCAGGAGTTCGCGCTTGACGGCCACCTTGCGCTGGGTGGATTGGATAGCGTGCAGCCGGCGCCGGTCTTCATCGAGCTTGGCGAGCATCAGCTCGTAGCCGTTGGCGTTCTGCCGCGTGGCGGGTTTTTCTGCGGCGGTGGCCTTGAGCCAGTGGCGCCGTGCGGGTGTCATGATCATGGTGGGGGTTCCTGCGCACGCCGGTTGCCCGGCGTGCTTGTGCGGCGATTAGGCTGCGGTGGTGGTGTTGCTGTTGGTCTTGGCCTTTTCGAGAACTTCGATGTTCTCGATCAGGCAGGCGCAGCCGTAATCCTCGACGACATACGCGTCATTGGAGGACTCGTAGTTCTCGATCTGATCGCGGCGCGGATTGTCGATCACAGCGCGGCGGCGGCCACCTTCCTGGATGTAGCGTGAGAGATTGTCCAGGCGCGTGACCAGGATTGAGCCTGCCGGCACAAACGGCACCGTCATGGCCTGCAGGCCCCCCACACGCTTCTGGCTGATGATCAGGTCAGCAGCAAGAATTTCACTGTTGGGCTGTGCCTTATTGACCAGCGGGAAGTATTTGTCGGCCAGCAGATCGCGCCCCATGATCGCCACCAGGCTGGTGTCGCCCTGGTACCAGGGATCGATGCACTGATTCACCGCATCCATGACCAGCGCATCAAGCGATACATAGTCGATGACGTTGGTGTCCCCTTCTTCCTGGATGACGATCTTGCCGGCAGTCCTGCCGCTGTTCATGAGCCGTGGCGTGGCGTATTTGCGGATCTTCTCCAACCAGCCGACATTCACATCCTGCAGCAGCGGATTAGCCGTGCGGTCGGAGGTGTCGGCGCGAGTCTTGCCGTTGAAGCCGATCATCATGATGTCCAGCGCCTGACGCTGCACCAGGGCATCGCGGATGCGGGTCTGGAAGTTCGGGAACTTGGCCCACAGGTCTAGCTTGGCGTAGCGCAGTACGGTGTCGAAGTTGGTCTGCGTGCAGAGATAGCCGGATTCATCCAGCGTGGTGGGGTCGGTCGGCGTGCGGTCGCCTTTTGTGGTATCGGTGGTACCGGCAATCGTGCTGCCCACGCCCAGGCCGAGCTTGGAGCCGGCCTGTTCGGTGACAGGGATATTGTTGATCTGCTGCAGGAACGCGGAGCTTTCCTGAATCTTGGTTTCGAGAGTCTGCTGCACCGTGGGGGCGACGGCAAACTTCTCGCTGACATCGCCGACGCCATTGAGGCGGCTGAGCGATTCTTTGAACTGGTTGAACTTGACGCGGGTTTCGTTGCGCATGGGTGTTTCTCCGGGTTTTTGTGTGTGGGGTCGGGTCAGCAGTCGGTTTCAATCACGCCGCTGCCATTGCCGCCGGTGGCCGGCTGGCGCTGGGTGAAGTTCGGGGTGGTATCGAGCTTGGCCTGCAGAGTGGCGAGTGCTTCGCCCTGCTTCGTGGCCTGCGCGGTGAGTGCCGTCACCTTGCCTTCGAGCTGGGCCACCTTGTCGCCCTGGGTGGTCTGGTGGGTGGCAACCACTTCCACGGCGGCATGCACATCGGCAAAGCGGGCGTCGGCGTTCTGATCGCGTTTGGTGAAGAGTGCCTTCACACGTTCCAGCAGATTGGGCTCAACTTCGCGCACCTCGAATTCGATACTGGCTTCAGTGGCGGCACTGAAGAGGTTGTCGGGGTTCTGCTTGCGGGCCTTGAGTGCGCCGGACTGCGCGGCAAACTGCAGCATTTCCGTGCCCAGGCTCGCGGGGTTGTCGGTGATGGCGAGCCCGACCAGATAGGCTTCTTCTGTGTCGGCAAACTTGGGGGCAATCTCCATGCTGGTGTAGATCTTCTGGCGGGCCTTGGTCAGCGCAACCAGTTCGGGCGTGGGATCAATCTGGGCCAGCAGGGTGAGTTTCTTTTCGCCGTTGATGTCGATCTCGGCAGTCTTGAGCGCCAGTACATCGCCATACGCCTTGAACAGGCTGGAGGGGTCGATGCCCTTGATGTGTTCCAGATCCACACGGGCGCCGTAGGTGGCGGGGTTGTAGTTCTTCGCGGCCTGTTCGAGCCATGCGCGCTCGATGTTGCGGCCATCGGTGGTGGCGCCTTCGGTGCCGATCCTGAAATATTTGGTGGTGGTTTTGCCAGCCATGTCATGCCCTCGGTGAATGTCGGTGGTATGTCGTCATAGTCCGACTTGAGGGGGTATGCGGGCAACGCGGGGATGTTGTAACGCGGCAGGGTGAACAACCGGCAGGGGTCGGGTTCGCGCGCGCGTGGCGGCACTATGTTGGGCATGGATACGCCGACAAGAACTGAGACACCACCGGTTACCGCCGACGCGCAGGCCGGGGCTGCAATGGACCCGTGCCGGCAGGCCCGCGACCTCTACTGGCAGGGGTTTCGCGTGGCGCACATTGCCAAGAAGCTGGGCATTCCGCCAGCCACCGTGCATTCGTGGAAGCGCCGCCAGCAGTGGGATGAGACGGAGCCTGTGGAGCGCGTCGAAGCGGTGCTGGAAGCGCGCATGATGCAGCTCATTGCGAAGACCGACAAGGAGGGGCGCGACTACAAGGAGATTGATCTGCTCGGGCGGCAACTGGAGCGCACGGCACGCGTTCGCAAGTATGCGAAGGGTGGCAATGAAGCGGATCTGAACCCGAAAGTGGAGAACCGCAACAAGGGGCCACGCAAGCCGCCGGAACGCAATGCGATCAGTGAGGAGCAGGCCGACAAGCTGCGCGAAGCTTTCCTCGACAACCTCTTCGGCTATCAGAAGCAGTGGTACCGGGCCGGGGTGGTGGAGCGTATCAGGAACCTGCTCAAATCCCGCCAGATCGGAGCGACCTACTACTTCGCCCGCGAGGCGCTGATGGATGCGATCGACACCGGGCGCAATCAGATTTTTCTGTCAGCGAGCAAATCACAGGCGCATCAGTTCAAATCCTACATTCAGGAATTCGCCCGCACGGCTGCCGAGGTGGAGCTGCGCGGGGACAAGATCATTCTGCCCAACAATGCCGAATTGATATTCCTGGGCACGAACAACCGCACGGCGCAGAGCTATCACGGCAATCTGTATGTGGATGAGTACTTCTGGATTCCGAAGTTTCAGGAGCTGCGCAAGGTGGCCTCCGGCATGGCTTCGCAGAAGCGCTGGCGGCAAACGTACTTTTCCACGCCATCGAGCCTGACACATGAGGCGGTGCCGTTCTGGAGCGGGAAGCTCTATAACCGTGGCCGGCCCAAGGCGGAACACATCGACCTCGATGTCAGCGCGTCTGCCCTGCAGGCCGGGCGGCGCTGCGAGGATGGGCAGTGGCGGCAGGTTGTGACGATTCTGGATGCCGTGGCTTCGGGCTGCGATCTGTTCGATGTGGAGCAGTTGCGCCTGGAGTACTCGCCGGAAGAGTTCCTGCAGCTTTTCATGTGCCAGTTTATTGACGATGGCCAGAGCGTTTTTCCGCTATCTGTCCTGCAGCGCTGCATGGTCGATTCCTGGGAGGTATGGGACGACTTCCGCCCCTTCCATTCACGCCCCTTCGGCAACCGGGAAGTGTGGATCGGCTATGACCCGAGCCACACGGGCGACTCGGCCGGCCTGATCGTGCTGGCGCCACCCATGGTGCCCGGCGGCAAGTTCCGCGTGCTGGATCGCATCCAGTTCAAGGGCATGAACTTTGAGGAACAGGCCGAGCGCATCCGCATCATCACCACGATTTACAACGTGAGCCACATCGCCATCGACTCCACCGGGCTCGGTCAGGGCGTGCTGCAGATCGTGCGGCAGTTCTTCCCCGGCGTGGTGGGCATCAACTATTCGGTGGAAGTGAAGGTGCAACTGGTGATGAAGGCGCTGTCGGTGATCAACGCCGGGCGCCTGGAGTTCGATGCGGGCTGGACGGATCTCGCCGCGGCTTTCATGGCGATCAAGAAGACCACCACAGCATCAGGCCGGCAGATGACTTTTGAGGCGGGCCGATCCGAAGAGACGAGCCACGCCGATCTGGCCTGGGCCTGCATGCATGCGCTGGTGCATGAGCCGCTGGAAGGCAGCACCACCACCAATTCTGGATTCATGGAGATTATCTGAGATGAAAAAGCGGCAGACAGTGAAAGCCACGGCCAGTACACCGGCGCCAGCGACGGCCACACAAACCACCACCAGTGCGGCACCGATGGCGTTCAGCTTTGGGGAGCCGATGCCGGTGATGGACCGGCGCGACCTGTTCGATTACCTGGAATGTGCGCCCATCGGCAACTGGTACACGCCCCCACTCTCGTGGGAAGGCTTGGCCCGCACGTTCCGGGCGGCAGCACATCACGGCAGCTCGATCTATGTGAAACGCAATATTCTGCTTTCCACCTTTGAGCCGACACCACGCTTCAGCCGGCTGGAGTTCAGCCGCTTTGCGCTCGATTACCTGACCTTCGGTAATGCCTACATCGAGCGGCAGAGTGCGGTGAGTGGCAAGGTGCTGGCCTACAAGACTTCGCCCGCCAAATGGACCCGGCGCGGTACGGATCTCGATACGTACTGGTTCATTCAGATTGGCAAACAGGACTATGCGTTTCAGACGGGGAACGTGTTCCACCTGATGGAGCCAGACATTAACCAGGAGGTGTATGGCCTGCCTGAGTACCTGTCGGCGCTCAATTCGGTGTGGCTCAACGAATCGGCCACGCTGTTCCGGCGCAAGTATTACCTGAACGGCTCACATGCCGGTTTCATTTTCTATATGACGGACCCGGCGCAGAAGCAGGAGGATATCGACAACCTGCGCGAAGCCTTCCGGCAGGCCAAGGGGCCGGGGAATTTCAAGAACCTGTTTCTCTACGCGCCCGGTGGCAAGAAAGACGGCGTGCAGCTCATCCCGGTGAGCGAGGTGGCGGCCAGGGATGATTTTCTGAATATCAAGAATGTGACGCGTGACGACCAGCTCGCCGCGCACCGCGTACCGCCCCAGCTCATGGAGATCATTCCGCATAACACGGGGGGATTTGGCGATGCGGAAAAAGCAGCGGCAGTGTTCGCCGTGAATGAAGTTTCACCCCTGCAGGCCCGCATGCTCGAAGTGAATGATTGGGCCGGGGAAGAAGTGATCAGGTTCAAACCCTACGCCATTGCGGCGGGGGAATAACAGCAAAGAAAGAAACAAAGCCCGTGCAATGCGGGCTTTGTTTATCGATCTGCCTTTATCTCGTCAATTAACTCTGGGTGGCGGTCAAGCACCTTGAACAACCTGATGAGAGACAGAGGCGGCTTGGTCTTCCCCGTTTCGTATCGGCTGAAAGCATTGGCGCCACCACCGAAGAGGGCACTGGCATCCTTCTGCCCCAGGCGCAACTTGCGGCGGACCTTCTTGATAAACGTGGGTTCTACGAAGCCTGCGTTCACTTCCTTCATGAACTCATTCATGGCATCCATGACCCTGGCCGATTCCTTCATGTCGTGGGTGGATTCACCACAGGCCGGGCAATAATCGCCAGTGACAGAGGCGATCACGGTTGTCTGCCCCTTGTATGTGTAGGGCATGTCTCGTGTGCCATGCTCAAGTTCGGCACCACCGCATACGGGGCATTTCATGATTACTTCTCCTTAAACGACACAATCAGCACATCATCGATAACGGTCAGCTTCAGATACACTTCGCCAGCTTTCGTTACAGGGCGGTACACATCCTGCCAAACCTTGTGGTCAGCGTTGGTCGTCATCGATTTGTAGAAGTCCGCCATCTTCAGATCCATCACCACATGGAGCATGCCATCAAGGTCAAAACCAAGAGCGCTGGCGCCTGCCTGCGCTGAGTACGTGGTACGGACCTTTCCTTCTTTGATCAGCGTCTTGACGATAGACAGCTTGCAATGAGGCGTGCGCTTTTCCATATCAAAATAATACCCTTATAGGTTCTTTTTGGCAATTAGGTTTTTTTACCCTACTAGGGTTTTTGTATGGTGGGATGTGTTGCCGTCCGGTATGTGCGTACGGCCTGTCACCACGCGTCTCGATAGCGCACCAATACGGTGCATTATCGTGATCAATTTTTGCCGGCGCGCGGTCGTACCCCCGCCACGCCCGCCCGCTTTTCGTGTCGCTTTCTATGCACCTGCACACCAGCCCAAAAACAAGCCGCCAACAGGGCTACAACCGCGTCAGTTACGTTTAAAAAAGTGTGCGTTCACATGCAGCCAAGCACATGCAAACACGCAACACGCCCCGCTTCCTCTTCCAAACGAGCAATTGCATGTCAATTTGACACGAATTCGTTAATGACAAAAAACTAAAACAATTTCCGCATCAACATTTTCACTGTGAGAAAAATCAAAGGCTTGTGCCAACCTGTAATTTGGCCCGTGCGGAAATGGTTTTCTTCTATCTTTTTGTTTTGCCGGGAATACATTGCGGACTTGAAAACCGGCGATGCGCAAGCATCCGTGAGTTCGAATCTCACCTCTTCCGCCAGACATTAAAAAGCGCCCTTGATCGGGCGCTTTTTTTTGTTTGCGTTTGTCGTGCTTTTTCTTTTGTTATTGAACATTCATATCGCATTTGTGCAACGACTCAATCCGTCTCTCCGCACTCTTCATCTGCCTGAAGCTGTTCGGGATCTCACGCAAATGCCCGAGCAGCCTCATCAGTAACGCGCAAAGATTCAGCAACCTGCGAATCTGTCGCGCCGACAATCGGCCAGACCTCACATTGCCCCGCTTTGAGCGTAACGCCATAGCATCTGCCTAGCTGTAAATCTGCATCAGCCGCTATCCGTGCCAGCAAGACTTCGCCTGTCAGCGAAAAACTCGCGAGCATTTCACCGTGGCGGGGCATGAAACCGAGGAATTCAGCCTGACGGGCGCCCTCTGCAGCCAGCTGTATGGCATCGAGCGGCAACCGCCACATCACGCGGGCATGCGCGGCAAAGTTGCCTTTCATGACCAGCCCGGCGTCGGTATGCAGTACGCCGGCGCCATCCACGCGC